CCGATCCAGATGTGTATGTTTCTTGAATTTGGTTGATTCCTTCTTTCAACATTCGTTGAATTTTGTAAACAATTGTTATTGGATCAATCATATTTTAAACGCCTGTAGTTCTTTTAGTTTTTCTTGCGCTTCTGTAATTTTAGCAATTAATTTGTCCACTTCGTCTATGTGTTGTGGATGCTCACCAATCCCTACAGAATTTTCTAAGTATATTTTAATTGTTGCATCAGCTTCAGCTATCTGTGCATTATATCTTGCTTCTAGTGCTTCTAGTATTGCTCTTTTCATTTCTTTCTCCTTTTTTTTAAAATTCTTACTCTTGTTTGCCAACACCATTCAGTGACTTTAATAGCATAATTTTCAATAAATGAAAAAATATTATCAAGTTTTCCTAAAAATTTATATATAAATCTGTCTAGCATTTCCAACGTCTTCTGGCTTGTCTAATTCTAGAATTTGGATCATTTCTAGTTTTAGCAGAAGATCGTTTAAGTTGTCCGAGTGATCTCGCACAATATGACTTTCTACGTTTAGCTGCCGCTGAACCTTTCTTAACTTTCCCTGTTACTGCAGTTTTTAATTTTGATCCAGGATTGGCTTTTCTATAAGCTTTTACACCTTTAGCAGTCATACCAGCTCCAGACTTAGTTGGTCTGTAATTAGCTCCCGGACCTTTTGTTGTTTTTCTAATAGACATTATTTTTTCTTTACAAATGTTTTAACGTTGGTTGGTTTACCGCCCGGATTTCCAGCTGCTCTCTTTCGTTTGACAGCACTCGCCTTTTGCGAGCTTGACATCCGTGTGGCTTTTGCAAGTGGGACGCATTTTGGATATTTCCTCTTTGAGCCTTTGCTTCTCCCGCAAGGTTGATACTTCCCGTTTTTCTTCGGTGCTCCAATGTCCACCCATTTTTCTTTCACCCATTTTCTTAAACCGGTTTCGGCCATTATTTTCTTTTTTTAGGTTTTTTCTTTTTACCGCCTGGTTTTATTTTACCAGAACATACGGCTGAACCGTACATGTTTGCGTATGCCGAGGGGTAAACTTTAAATTTACGCTTCGCTGCCGCTTTACCTTTTGCACAAAGCTTAGCCACAGGCTCTCATCCCCTTTTTGTAGCCCATTCTTTTAGCAACTTTTGGAGCAACTTTTTTTAATTTTCTAATTCCCTTACCCTTTTTACCTTCAGGTATTTTTTTCTTTTTTTTGTCTTTTTTATCTTTTGACATTTGTATTAACCAGTTTGAGTATTTTTTTTGATCTTACCTTTTGGTGAAAGCTCTAGCATTTTTTTATCTTTAGCAGATAAAACTTTACCATTTGCTTTTTCATGATCAGGTCTAGGTCTTACTCTAGGTTTCGGTTGATAATCAGTTCTCATTATTTTTTTCCTCCGTTTTTAAATATTTGTGTTCCCTTTATACCATAAATACTCGCCACTACAAGGATCCACAAATTTGTGAACCATGACGGGAGCGACTGGAAATGATCAAAGAAGATTTTTATCTTGTCCATCGCTTGTGCGTCGTCTGAAAAGACTCCATATGCAAGCACCAATATGGGCAACGTGAGAATTACAAGAACCGCCTCGTCCTTATAATCCGATTGTCTTGCTTCTAGCAATTTCCCTTGGTAAGCTTCCTCACCTCGAGCTTGACGCTCTGCATGCAACAGTTGTGCATCAGACATTGCTACTTTTGCCTTCTGCTTATTAGCATAAATCTTACTTCCAGCAGATACGGCTAATTTAAGTGCCGAAAACCACATGTTAGTACCAAGTTACAGTTGATCTTTTGTTTTTTAACATTCTTTTTTGGCCTTGTACTCTATCTGTTTGAGATTCGTTTGGTTTTGACATCTCAACAGGTACTCCGCCTTTCAAAAGACCGTCTTTGTTAGTAAATTTTTTAAAATCTACGTGTTTAGATTGAGTTTTGATCATAAGTCTCCTATTTTAATTATTATGTATCTTTTTTAAGTGCATTTTGCAATAAAGTTTTCTCAATAGATGTCTCAGCTCTCATTTCAGCTAATTCTTCGTTCTGTTCTAACTTATTGTCTTGGTTTTGTTGGTTCATAACCGCTCTCATACGATCTAATTCAATTCTTTTAGAGTCATATTCTTTTCTTCTTTGGTTTTCAGCGGCTCTGAGGTCTAATTCTCTAGCTTTTAGCTTAGCAAGAGGATCATTATCAAATTGAGAAGTAATATCTTTTTCTTCTTTCATAAATTCTTCTGTCATTTCAGCAATTAGAACAGCTTTTCTTGCTTCAAACTTGTCTGAAAACTGTTTTAACTGTTGTTGTACCTGTGGATTTTGTGCCATCTGTGGATTTTGTTGAGCTTGTTGTTGTATTTGTTGAACTTGTTGTATGTCTTGTGCCATTTCCATTTCAACTTGCTCCTGAGCCATCAATGAAATGTGTTCAAAAATATTTTTTTCTAAACTTGCCATAATCATTGGGTTGTTTCTAGCAATGTTTGTTGCCATAAAATTCATATGAGCTGTAATGTGTGCTCTATGATCTTGTCCAGGGAATGCTTGAAAAGGTTTTTGGCCCATTGCATCTATATGTTCTAACGCCGGGTCTTTTGGAGCCGGTGGTTGAGGACGTACTAATATTGAATCCACATCCTTTACACCTAACGCTTCGTACATGTTTCTATAAACATTGTATGTGTTGTGAATCTGAGGGTTGGACATTGCCAGCTGTAACTCAGTTTGCGCTAAAGATATTCGCTGTGATTGTGAGAAAATATTTGGGTCAGCAACTGGCAATATATCTATCCTGTCATCAAAGTCCATTTGTTTAACAGTTCTTTGACCACCGACAACGTCGTAAGGATATTCTTGGGGTAAGTATGTTTTAAATACTCCTGAAAGTAATTTAAATTCTTCTTTTAATGCGGAGTAAATTCTTTTGTGAATTGCAGACATTGTTCTGCTTCCTCTTTCAAGCAAGGCGACTGTCGTTCCCACCGCGGCTTGCTGATTACCCTCACCTACTTGCAGGTCTGCTATTGAAGCAAATCTTTGTCCTGCACTTACAACGACACCCATAAGCTGTAATAGAGTTTGTGAAGGCTCTTTGTATGGAAGCATCATAAATGCATCTCTAATACTGCCACCTGGCGCATCTACATCTCTAAATTCTCCTGGCTGGATTGATTGTGCATCATCTCTAATTCTAATTCCTCTTTGTTTAAATCCTGCAGGTAAGTTTGATAATGTTCCTGCATCTAACAAAGATCTTAAAGCAGCTGTTGCTGTTCTTGATAGTCCACCAATCATATGAATTAAACCAAAACCATAAAAACCTAGTCCTGGTAAAAATTTAAAGTGTACAAAATAATTTATTTTCTTTTTTAACGGGTCATTTTGTATGTAGTTTCTTCTAATAGATAGTATTTCTTGAGAGTCTTCATCAATAGTTATAACGTAAGGTAATTTAATTCCTGTTGGCTCCCCATCTTGTCCAATGTCTTCAAAACCATCCAAATCTAAATCAACATGAAATTCTAAAAGAGTGTGTAAGTCTTCGTTTCTTCCTGTTTTCTTTACACCTTCTAATTCATGTTCTTTTTTTTCAATTTCGCTTTCTTTACCTTGGCCAGGTAGAGGTATTTCTACATCTTTGTAGAAACCCATAACCTGTTGCTTTCTCAAATCATTTTCTGTAATTTTAATTACGTGAACGATGGATTCCGCATCTTCTAATGAGGTAGCAGAATACGGAACTACTAAATCGTCCGCAGGAACAAACTTAGAAACAGCTCGTCCTAATAAATCATCATAGTAAACTTTTTTAAAAGTTGATCCAGCTAGTGGAAGATGAAATAACATAGAATCAAACTCAGGTTCATATTCCCTCATTTGATCCATGATTTGAAAATTCATAAATTCTTTTACACGGTTCGCTTGTTGAACTTTTTCCGGAGTATTGATACCTAAGATTTGTGTTCTTACTGGTCCAGTAGCCGGGAGTAACTCTTTATAAGCGAGAGCCTGAAACTGTGTAACAGCTTCAGCCAAAACCGGGTGAGTCGCGCCCGAGGCACCTTGAAACGGTTCTGATTTTTTTTCATATTTAAATCCTAATAAATCAAGTCCAGTTGTATATGTATGTTCCCAATCTTTTCTTGATGTTTTATAATCTTTATAGTTTTCAATTAGTTCAGCGCTTAATTTACCAGACTCTGTTTCATCTAAATAGTCTGCTAAGTTTGCGTTATGGTCTGTTGGAGGCGGTAAGTTTTGTTCATCACCGTAATTAATATCTACTGATCCGTCTTCGTTTTCAACTACTTCGGATACCTCTGATGGAAAATCTGCATTTTCTGGTTCAGATATTTCTTGAACCATTTCATCTTGAGTTACTTCTATAGTCTCATCTACGTTTGGTAGCGCTTTGTCTATTTCTGCCATTTATTTTCTCCAATCGAACTGTTTTAACATTGTTATATTTTAAATTCAACCCTTGTGGTTGAGGTCCAGATTTAGGGGGTAGTAAGTGTACTTTTGGATATTTATTCATTTTTTAATAACTTCATTATACCACCATTCATAGCTCCATCTCTAAACATTTCATCATCAAAATCTGTCATTTCTTCGAGTCTTCTATATTTATCAGCCTGTATTTTTCTTCTAGCATTTATTACATCTTGAGCATTATCATAGTAAAGTTTTAAAGCTCGTTCTTCATCTCTGCTTAATTCTGGTTCCTCTCCAAAATCTTCAGGTAAACCTCTAGATGGTCTAATGTTTTGTAAAGTCATTTTTTTATTAAAGGCATCTGTTAATGCTGATCCTAATCCTCTTTCTCTTACATATCTTGCTTTTTCCTGTATGTCTTTAAAAGGAATTCCCATACCACCTGTTAACATTTGTGTAGCGATTTCTTTTGGATTGTAACCTTCTTCTTGATATCCAGGTATGAAAGGAAATTCAAACACTGCACTAAAAGGTAGACCTTTTGCTATAGGTTTAACTGTTTTTAAAGTTACATCAGTTGCTTTTTTTGCACCTTTTGCAATATCTTCTAAAAGTTCTACATCAATAGAGCCTCTTTGGCT